AACGCTTTTAAAAAACAATCCTGAAAGTAAAGCTATTCTATCGCTTACTGAAAAAACCAAAACAGAAGTAAGTTCAATAAAAAAACAAATAAAATCAATAGAAGAAAAATTTATTAGAGGAGAAAAAGGTGATGTTGGTCCTAAAGGGCCTGCAGGACTTAAAGGAGATATTGGACCTGTTGGGCCTAAAGGTGAAAAAGGAGACAAAGGTGATAAAGGACTTGATGGTATTAATGGTAAAGATGGCAAACCTGGAATTAAAGGTGACCAAGGTGAAAAAGGAGAAACAGGATTAAAAGGAGATAAAGGTGATCAAGGTGAAATAGGTCCTCAAGGTATTCAAGGAGAAAAAGGTGATCAAGGTGAAAAAGGAATTGATGGTAAACAAGGAGAAAAAGGCGATCAAGGTGAAAAAGGAGAAAAAGGCGATCAAGGTGAAATAGGTCCACAAGGTATTAAAGGTGATAAAGGAGAAACTGGCGACAAAGGCGAAAAGGGAGATAAGGGTGATCAAGGTGAAAAAGGAGAAACAGGAGAAATAGGTCCTCAAGGTATTCAAGGAGAAAAAGGCGATAAAGGTGATCAAGGTGAAATAGGTCCTCAAGGTATTCAAGGAGAAAAAGGCGATAAAGGAGATCAAGGAGAAAAAGGAGAAAAGGGTGATAAAGGAGAAAAAGGAGATTCTCCTTCTATACAACCAATTGTAGAACAATTCGAACAAAATTTATCAACTCATAAAAGAGAAATATTAAACAATCTTAACAAATTAAAATTAAGTGGATCTGGTTCAGGTTCATATTGGTTAAATGATCTAGGAGATACAGATCATAATAGAGTTATTGCCGCAACAGATGGCCAAGCATTAGTATATGATGCTACAATTAAAAAATGGGTACCAGGTGATGTTGCAGGTGGAACAGGAAATGGTTACACAGGATCAAAAGGTTATACTGGTAGCCAAGGTGATACAGGATTTACAGGCAGTCAAGGTTCTATAGGTTATACTGGTTCAAAAGGTGATTTAGGATACACAGGTTCAAAAGGTGATTTAGGTTATACAGGATCTGCCGGTGTAGGTTACACAGGTTCTCAAGGAGATCAAGGTGTTATAGGTTACACAGGATCAAAAGGAGATTTAGGATATACAGGTAGTCAAGGTTATACAGGATCTGCCGGTGTTGGTTATACAGGTTCACAAGGCGATTTAGGATTTACAGGTTCTCAAGGAGATATAGGTTACACAGGATCAGAAGGTGTAGGTTACACAGGCAGTCAAGGTTCTATAGGTTACACAGGATCTGCCGGTGCAGGTTACACAGGATCAAAAGGAGATTTAGGATATACTGGTAGCCAAGGTGATACAGGATTTACAGGCAGTCAAGGTTATACAGGATCTTCCGGTGCCGGTTATACAGGATCAAAAGGTGATACAGGATTTACAGGATCACAAGGCAATTTAGGTTACACAGGATCAAAAGGAGATTTAGGATATACAGGTAGTCAAGGCTATACAGGATCTGCTGGTGCTGGTTATACTGGTTCACAAGGTGATCTAGGATTTACAGGTTCAAAAGGTGATATAGGATTTACTGGAAGTTTAGGATATACAGGATCTGCCGGTGCTGGTTATACTGGTTCAAAAGGAGATTCTGGTTATACCGGTTCAAAAGGTGATATAGGATTTACGGGAAGTTTAGGATATACAGGATCTGCCGGTGCTGGTTATACAGGTTCTCAGGGTGTTCAAGGAAATATTGGTTATACAGGATCACAAGGTATACAAGGTAATATTGGTTACACAGGAAGTTTAGGATATACCAGGTTCACAAGGTTATACAGGCAGTAAAGGTGATATAGGATTTACTGGAAGTTTAGGTTATACAGGTTCAATAGGAATAGGTTATACAGGTTCTCAAGGTGCAACAGGTTATACAGGATCAAAAGGAGATTTAGGATATACAGGTTCAATAGGTTATACAGGCAGTCAAGGTTATACAGGCAGTAAAGGTGATACAGGTTATACAGGTTCTCATGGATTATCAGGAGGAACAATTTTATACTTAGATGGCACCGCTACAACACAAACAGTTCCTTTTACAGCTCCAGAAAAAACTTTACTTTTAATTCCAAATGTAACTACAAGACAAAATATTGTAACTAATAGTATTTCAACTACACCAGTAAGAATTTGTAATTTTGTAACACAAGTTGGAGATTTATTAACAACTGTTATTAATCAAGGAATGTGGACAATGAACCTTTATGGTTATGTTAATTCTATTCTTGGAGGTGTAACTACTTCTTATTGGTTTGATATAGATGAAGTTGCTTCTGATGGTACAACTTTAATATCAAACATATACACAGGAAGTTTAGCAAGTGGTACACTTATTGATTCAACAACACAAGACATTCATATAAATCAATCTTATGTTCAACCTCATACATTGGTTGATTTAAACAGTAGAATAAGAGTTTCTGTTTGGGCTCAAACTTCTTCACTAACAAGAGATTTAACACTTGAAATGAGAGATAGTTCTCTATCTAACGTTGTTACTACTATTGCTGTAAACGTTTTAGGATTTACAGGTTCTAAAGGTGATACAGGATATACAGGCAGTTTAGGTTATACAGGTAGTCAAGGTTATACAGGTTCACAAGGTGTAATTGGTTATACAGGTTCACAAGGAACACAAGGTGTGATTGGTTATACTGGATCGCAAGGCGTTCAAGGTAATATTGGTTACACTGGAAGTTTAGGTTACACTGGAAGTTTAGGTTACACAGGATCACAAGGCGTTCAAGGAAATATTGGTTATACAGGATCACAAGGTATACAAGGTAATATTGGTTACACAGGAAGTTTAGGATATACAGGATCTGCTGGCGCAGGTTATACAGGTTCACAAGGTATAACAGGTTACACTGGTTCACAAGGTGTAATAGGTTATACAGGAAGTTTAGGATATACAGGTTCACAAGGTGTTGGTTATACTGGTTCTGCTGGTTTAGGAGTTACAGGTTATTATATTTCTGCTTATGATACAACTGATCAATCAGTAGTTACCGAAAACGTTGCTAAAGCAGTTACACTTAATAACTGGCCAGATTATAATGGTATTTCTGTTGTATCAAGTTCAAGAGTAACATTTGCAAATGCAGGAACATATAATATTCAATTTTCATTTCAAGCACATAACAAAGGTGGTGGTGGTAATGGAACATCATTACAAATTTGGTTAAGAAAAAATGGCACTACAGATTTAGATTGGACTAATACAAGATATGATGTTATAACAAATAGTCCATACATGGTTCCTGCATGGAATTTCATGTTAAATTTGGCTGCTAATGATTACATAGAATTAATGTGGTCATCTGATAACCTTAATATTATTTTAGAAACCGAAACGTTTTCGCCAGGAGGAAATGTACCTTCTGTTATTTTAACTGCTCAATCAGTTGCAGGAATATTACAAGGCTATACAGGCAGTCAAGGTATAATAGGTTATACAGGCAGTAGAGGATATACCGGCAGCCAAGGTTATACAGGTAGTCAAGGTTATACAGGCTCACAAGGTATACAAGGTGTAATTGGTTATACAGGAAGTTTAGGATATACAGGTTCACAAGGTCCTATAGGTTATACAGGTTCAGTTTCTACAATTGCGGCCGCTGGTACATTAACAGGCAATACATTAGCTTCAGGAGTAACTGCAAGTAGTTTAACAAGTGTTGGTACATTAACAAGTTTAACAACTTCAGGAATCAATACTTTTGGTAGTAATTCTTTCGCTAAAGCGGGTGCGGCTACAGGAGACATTTTATTAGATAATAATTCAACAGATACTCCAGGTTTATTATTGTATTATGCCAACAACTCTAACTTTGGTATTGATTCTTGGAATGGTTCATTCAATGTTTTAAGTGGACAGTTATGGCGTGTTACAAACAACTTAAATGAATCTGGTGGTGCAGTAAAGATGGCCATCGATACCACAGGTAATATGGTTACTACTGGATTTATACAACCAAGTGCTTGGAGAGCTGGACAGATTATAAAAGATACTATGTTGAGTAACACAGATGTTACCGTTAACAACACTACAGTGGCTACTAGCACATCTGATACGACACTTCTTACCTACAGTTATACACCAGTGAGCAGTTCGAGTTATTTAATCATACATGTTCACGTAGCAGATTATAGAGCTGCATCAGACACTGGTGGTGCTGGCACAGACAGTTATTTTTCTCGTATTAAAGTAGATGATGCTGAAATTGTTTACAGTAGGCAAATGACAAGAAGTAATGAAGGCGGTAGAACAGGTACGTTATTTCCGCTAACCGGCAGATATACAAACGCAAACACCACAGCAAAGACTATTACTGTTGCTGTTCGTAGAGATTCAGCAGACGACAATATAACCGTTACAAATTCTGCAACAGCATTATGGATGAGGATCACAGAGATAGCACGTTAAATAGGTAATATAATAAACATTTTATAACGATATAAAACATATAAATAGTAGAAAGTGAGGAAAATTATGAGTGAACAAGTTAAAAATTTTATTGACAAATTGTCATTAGGACAAGCAGCTGAAGCTGGTGAGGCTTTTAAAGACGCTTTAAGAGATAAAGTAGGTGATGCTTTAGAGAATAAAAGAAAAGAATTAGCAAGTGTGTTGTTTCAAGCACAACCACATAGTGATGCTAAACCTGAAATTATATCTCCGGCACCTAGAACGGAACCTGTTGCTAATGAAAAACAAGGTCAGTAGTTTAGTAAAAGAGAACAGAATTTCTGATTCAAAGTCTTATAATGAATTGACACCTCTTATGAAAGAGGCTGTTAAAGACATTATTAAAAATATAGACAATGAACAAAAAGATATTATAAAAAGTTTTGAAGGAGCTGTAGAAAAAGTTGTAGCTTCTCGTAATATTAAACAAGAAGATTTATATAGTTATTTTGAAAAAGAGATAAACGAACAATTAGGAGTAAAATAAAATGGCAACATATATTGCTAAAGGCACATTAATAACTAATCCAAGTGCTAATGATATTAGTAGAGCACAATTTGTTTTGTGTGTAGCAACATCAGCCGCACAAACAGTTGTAGTAAAAGATGTTGATACTAATACATTAGGAGAAATTTATTTAGCATTAGCTGGCGATTCAGTTTGTGTAGAAAAAGCACCATCAGACACTATAACATTATCTGCTGGTAAAGTTAGTGCTGTAGGTTCACCAAGAAGTTAAGTATTTTATAAATAGTAAAAGAGGGAAAATGAAACTAATTAGAGAAGAAATAAACGACGCTACATATCTTGTAGAAGAAGTAGAGGGTAAGAAAAACTATTCAATTAAAGGTATTTTCTTACAAGGCGATATTAAAAATCGTAACGGTAGAATTTATCCAGCTAATGTACTTCAAAAAGAAGTT